GGTCGTCGAGGGCCCACCACCAGGGCGGCCGCTTCCGCCTCGGCGTCGGCTCGACGGTCAGCGGAAACGTCCAAGCCCGGCTGATGTCGTCGAGCGCCCAATCGAGCGCCCAAGCGATCATCCGGTTCGTGTTATGCGTGTAGTTCCATTCGCCGATCGACTCACCGGTTCGGTCGACCGTCAGCTCTGCATCCAACTCATTCCGGCGCCGTCCAGTGCTCCAAGTGATGGAGGTGCTCGGGACACCGCTCGCCGTCCGGTCCGTTGACCGTGCATCGAAGGCTGACGAGACCGGCGATCGGCCCGGACATGACGATCAATTCGTAATGGATCTGGACGATTGCGATGGCGGTCCGCTGATCGGTTGCGGCCTCGGCGGCATCCTCTAGGNGACCGGCGAGATGGGCGACGGCTCTACGGTCGATGACTCGGCGGCTCGCGTTGAGCGCATCGGCGAGGCGGCGGTCGCTCATAGCGACAACACCAGCCCGAGGATTAGCCCGTTCAGGAGTATCTGAATCACGAGCGGGCCGCCTTGAGGCCAGTTGTATCTTTGCCTTCCTGCCAGGACGATCATGCAGCAGAAATTCATGACGGCAATGCCGAGGTAGACCCACTGTTGCCAGGCAAGAGCGCTCATGACTGCACCTCATCTGTGAGCTCGTCGACTGAGATGGTGGCGGATTCGATCTGGTCGCTGGTGAGTGTGTCGGTACTGGAGTTCATGCGAATGAATCTAGTCGACCCGGGTCGACTTGACAACCTGACGGTCAGATTTATTTGCCGAGGTCGAACACGAACCGCTCAGCCCCAACGAACACCGCCAACCGATCAAACCGGACCGGATCACCGTACACCCAGTCGCCGACGTCGCCGACGTCGCCGACGTCGCCGAACGTAACATGACTGATCCACGACGGGTGAGCGTTGTTCGCCTCGTCGAGCCCGGCCACGACAGGATCACCCAACAGCAGATCATGGAGCGACTGGAGCGGCTCGGCCTCCGTCAACGCAACCCGGTCGCCGTCGGCACCCAACTCGGCGATCCCGCACACGAACGCATCGAACGGCTCGAACCGGCCAGCGAGATCCTCGACGACCCCGGCGATCAGCCCGGCCGTCTCCTCGTCGACGTCATCAGTCGACCCGAGATATACGAGCGTCTGATGCAGCGGCGCAACGTCGCCGTCCGCATAGGTCACGGTCCGGTCACCCTCAACGAGCGCAGCGACGATCACGCTCGACGGCGACGGGACAGCGGCGGCGATCAGCGGATCCTCCTCCGACTCTTCGACCGGCGGCTCAATCGTCGAACCATCCGGCCGCTGATCGCCCACATAAAACATTTGGAGAATACAACGGCAATTCAAAACCTCGGCGGCCGGGGCACCCGCATCGTGCGGCCGCATCATCTCTGTACCGCCGACGTTGAACGCCTCATCCATCAGGATCGTGACGCCGTTGACCTCGATGTGTGTCTCACGGGTCCGGGAGTCGATCGCCGCCAACCAAGACTTCTCGACCGGGCCAAGATCGCCAAGCGCCATCGCACCCTCCCAATCGCCGCCGTTATAAGCGGCAACCGTGTTCCCGGTGTAGACTCCGTTATACGTGAAGTACCCGTTCGCTGTGGAGAGGTTGAACACATGCATGGAAACTGCCGAGACGACATTGATCGCGACTACTGCGTCGAGCAGTACATCGCCGGGCGTGGCGCGGCCGACATCGGCAAAGAGGTCGGCTGCTCCAGCGATCTGATCATCGACGAGGTGAGGCGACGAAACATCCACGTCATNACTTCCGCCGAGAACTTCCGTCGACGAGTCGCCAGCGGCCGACACCCGCGACTGCTCGTCGACCTCGACGACGACACCATCGTCGCCCGCTACAAAGCCGGGGAGTCCGCCCTCTCGATCAGCACCGACATCGGTGTCAACCCAGGAGTGATCGGTCGAATCGTGAAGTCTGCCGGTGTGCCCGTTCGATCGCCGGCTCAGGCGCGCCAGTTGATCGACCGTCAAGTCTCGTCTGAACGGAGCGCTCTCGCACGCAACGATCGTGTCACGCACGTCGGATGGGGAGAGGACGCTCTCAACACGGCTTTGCGTGACAGGGGCGAACGAACCGACCCGCAACACGCTGTCGGGTCGCGCAACGTCGACATAGCCGTCGGCGGAGTCGTCGCCGTGGAAGTCTGGCTCAGTAGTTCGTTCCCGCTCAGAGACGATTACTGCCGTCGCCGCATCGAACAGCTCTCTGATGGTGGATGGTCGGTTTGCTACGTGCTGATCTCCCGACGAACCAGACTGCTGGACGTGGGGGCGGTCGCAGATCAGATTGTCGCCTACCGCCAACTCGTTGAACGTCTTCCAGCCGGTCGGCGTGAGCATTGGGTGATTCGGGGTGCCGGAGAGCTTGCGGCCCGATGCGGTGACGATCTCGTACCACTCGCCTGAGTACGGGCGACGGTAGAGAGCAGTGATGTTGGCCGTGTCGATCTGCGCGTCGCCAGGCAAGCACTCGGTACGAGCGATCGTCTGAGCTCTCGAACGGGAGAACCCTGAGATGCTCTCAATCTCTTTGCGGAGCTTCGGGATCTCCACACCCGAACGGAGAGACTCGATCGACTTCGCCTGGACATCGTTCCACAGTTGCGTTGAGGCACCGACAATCCTGTTCGTCGCTGTCGCCTGATACGCCACAGCCGACTCGTTCACGACAGCAGCCCACCCCTCGACGATGTCCAGACCGATCAATGCGGCGCCCGGCTGCGAAGCAAAAGCCGACGCAGCGCCCTGCAGAAACGTCTTCGTCAAAACCTGATCAGCGAACTCATCGAGCACGACCCGCCACTCCATCTCCATCCCGTCAAGCGCCGAAATGTCACCGGCGGCTGTCAGCGTCGCCAAGTACGCCTCGGCGTGCTCGGTTGCGATCCTCTCAGCCTGATCGCCGAGCCAGTCGGACGCCTCAGCTTCCAGCTTGATTCTCCACGCCTCGAACTCGGCGATCGAGGTGAAACCGTCGAGGTCGACAAGGTCAATGTCGAAGTCCACGATCAGACCGTGACGTCCAAGAGAGCGCCCGCAAGCCGGACAAGCGAGTGTGTGCGGCGCCCGGCGAGGATACCCCGACAGTAGGCGTCGAGCGAATCGGTCAGCGACAGAGCGTCGACGTCGAGGAACTCGGCGATGTCGCCGACACGGGCAAAAGCGCCCTCAAGGAGCATGTCGAGGTCGGCGTAGACGGTCGGGTCATACGAAAGATGAAGGGCACGGGCGTCGCCGGTCTTGTCGACTGCTTGCGGGCCACCCTCGACCCGGCGGCCGATAGCGGAAAGCAAACGTTTCCCGGCCATCTCGATCGCCCTGTCAACGACACCGTCGCAAGCCATCAGTAACGCTGCGTCATTGGAAGCCCCCGACGCCGGACGGTCCTCCCTTGGCGGAGTCCCTGTGCCCGCATCCTGCACCTCGTCGACCTCGGCGGCAGCCTCGGGGTCAGCGGCGGTCGGGTCGGTTTCTGCTGCATCCGCAACCTCCTCGTCGAGAATCCCGGCAGCAGCCAACATCTTCGGAGCGAGCGCCGGAGCGCCCTTGGCAGCGTCGAGTAGCACCCGTTTCTTGAACTCCTCCTCGGTCGGCTTGTCAGCCTCAACCAAACCAAGCTCACGACGAAGAGCGTCACCAGACGCAGCAATACGGTCATACGCCAACACGACGTTGCCCGACTTGTCCGGCGGCGACGTCAGATCCGACGTCTCATACCAGACCATCGCCGCATCAGAATCGAGGCCTTCCGCTTCAAGAGCGATCTTCACCCAGCCGACGGTCAACGCATTGCAGACAATCTCGGCGTCAGGCTCAACGTGCAACGTGATCGCCGTCTCTTCGACCTGCCAGGCCGTTTGCCCCGTCCAAAACGGCGCCTTGCCTGAGCGTCGAGCTAGGACGGTATGTGTGGGCGCAACGGTCGGGCACCAGATTCGAGACTCGATTCGCTCGACGCTCACGTTGCCCCGACCGGGCCGAAACAGTCGCCGTGAGGTCCACGTCAGGTTCTGCAGCACGTGCCGGTGGAATCCGTCGTGCACTGACTCGTATCTGTTCGTGGCGTACCCGGCCCGGATAGCAGCGACCTCTAGTGCGTTGAGCATCGCAGCGTCTTTCTGCCCGACCGTCGGCGTGCGACCCTCAGCATGATGACCGTCCCCCCGCACGGCCGTAGCCAACAGAAGCTCTAACTGTGATCCGGTCAGGGTTTCCACGAACTCTTGCGAAACGACACGTCGAGGGCAGTGTTCCAGGATCGGCGTCCAGGCGCCTTTCGACAGAACGAACCGAGTCCGGGAACCTTCACGAACCTCACGCCACCACGGGACCATTTGCATGTCCGATGTCGGCGCACCCGATGCACGGTCTCCGATCGGATCGCCGTACAACGATTGTAAGCACCGTCGGATACGGGCGCAGTGGTCGCCGTTTACCTCGTGCGACTGGTAGATCGTCACCGAGTGCGGTTCGTTCTTGCCGTCTGTGTACCTCAGCCCACCCTCGGTGAAAATCCACCCAACTAGCTCGACGAGTTCGTCAGAGAACTTGGCGGCTGTCGGCAGATCGAAGTCGGCTCCGCGCTGCAGCGAGTACTTCGACTGTCCTCTCCCGCCATCAGAGGACACAGAGTCAACGATGTCTCGTCCGGTGATGATCGACCGCTTGCCTTGCCGATCAACAACTGGCCACGAGTGATCGAGTGTTGTCACAGAGTCGTGATAGCGGCCAGACATGACAAGCATGTCCTCATCAGCCTCCGCTACGTACAGATCGGTGACCGGTTCCCAGCGGGCCAGGCCGGTCTCGTTGTCAAGTGTGTACGCCTCGTCTCCCATCAAGATTTCGTCCGGTCCGACCCAACCTCGTCGGGTCAGCACGGTGTGATCGTCGGTCAGGCACCAGTGATTGACGCCGGACATTCCGGTGAGGACTTCGGGTGGCATGTCGAGGCCGAGTGCTAGACGTTTGATTGCTTCGGTCATCAGTTCGGAAACTTTGTCGTCGAATTTTGTGGCGAACGTGATGTGTTTGAGTTTGTCGACGTACTCGCCGGGGATTGCAATTGGGAGAGGGACGACGGCGGCCGCACTGTTGCGGTCTTTGATTGGGGTGGTCATGGCGAGGGTGAGTTGGTCGACGAAGTAGTCGAAGCGGTCTTGGTCTGACGCTGACTCGTCTGGGTCTTCGCCGTCGGCCGGCGGCGGTGGCGGGAATTCGGCTTCGGACGGGATGGCAAGGATTCCGGCTCCGGCGAGGCGTGAGCGTCCTGAGGCGGTTATGTGGTCGGTGAGTAGCTCGATGATTTCCAATACGCCGAGGACTCCTCTTACTGGGGCGTCGGGCTGCCACGGTCGGCGAGGGTGTCTGCGCCAGACTTTGACGATGAGGGCATTGGGGTGTGCAGGTCGGAACGTTGACACTCCGGTTCCTTCGCCGGATCGGATCGTAATTTTTTGGGTGTCGCCGTCGCCCTCGAAGTTGAGGTTGTCTTGGGCGAGCACGTTCCAACTGACATAGATGTCCGAGGCGAGGTCTTCGAGGTCTGGTTCGGCGACGAGCCAACCGAACCCGGCGATCGAGAGGTGCTCGCCGAACTCGGACATCAGTTGCCCTTGGCCGGAGGCTCCGCCAGCGATCATCTCGACCAGCTCTAAGGCACGTTTCTCGCTCGCTGTGATATCTGGGTCATCGAACCGGATTGGTGAGGGTTCGTCGCCGATCTGGCGGGGCGGGCGTGCGGCGGTGAGGTTGACCCGTGAGAGGGCGTTCGATTTCCATCCGACACCGAACCGGAACTCGCCGATGTTGTCGAAGAACTGCCAGGACCGCTCTTGCCATTCGAGCATTTTGCCGCCGTTGGTGACGGGCCGTTTGACGTCTCGGGCCGAGATGACTTCGGCGGCGGCGACGAGGGCGTACCGGTGGGGTGCTGCGGCGGTGAGGGATCTTGGACGGTCAGCCATTGTTGGAAGGCTACTCGTTGCTCGGGTGGCGGGGCATTGATCGTGCTCGACGCTCGCCGAGGAGTTGTCGCCGTTCGGCCTCGATCAGCTCGGCGTCAGTCGTGTCAGTGTCGTCGATGCTGCAGCGGCGCTTCACGGTTCGATCCAGTTGTCGACGCAGTCGAGCATCTCGTCCAACGTCAGGCCGGTGTCGATCTTGCCGTCCACGTCCTCGTAGCCGAGTGCTCGGGCGAGCCGGTAGCGGACATGGTTCAGCTCGCTCGACCGCTTGATCAGCCGGTCGCAGACCGCATCGACTGTGTAGACATCCCGTACGCCGTCGACCAGCACACGATCGGATGCGGCATTCATCATGTCTCGGTACTCGCTCATCGGTCGAGGCGGTCTTCGATTGTCTGACCGAGACCGGCGACCAGCGAACCGGCGAGAGCAGCGACGAGGACGAACAGCGGGCGGTTGGTCGGGAAATAGACGGGGATCACGAGGACGGGCGGCGCAATCCAGATCGAGATACACCACGGACACGTCAGCAGGTAGCTGAGCCACTCTGATCGGGAAGCACCGAACACTCGGAGACGCTCGCCGATTGTGTCGACCGAGATCAGGCGGGCGATCCTCCAAACGGCGAGCAGGGCGAGGATGACAGCAAAGATACTCATGGGGCCGACCCTAGTCGACGGCGGTTAGATGCGGCGAGAGTGGAGGCCGGTCGAGACCTTCGACTTCTGCGGCGTGACGTCCCGGAGCAGCTCACGGATCAAATGGACTTTCGCATCCAGACGGTCAGGCGACCGTGACTCAGTCGGAACCCACGACGTTGACTGATCTTCGAGCTTCGAGAAATGTCCGACGTGATGGATCCAGCCTTTCTCTTCGAGGGCCGATACCGGCTCGGCTCGGGCCTGCTTCGAGTCGACCGCATGGATCTTCTTTACCGGAACCGTCGAGTCGACCGCATGGATCGTCGACCGGCACATGTCGCCGCCCTGATTCTTTTCGACGTAGACCGCCTCGGCACCCCAATAGTTGTATGCGGCGACAACAGCGGCACCCCACTCCTCTGGCCGGCCTGTCTTCGATTCGTCGGCGAGGATGACCGCATGATCGATGCCCTGCCGTGCTTTGTACGGGGCCGAGCCGACGACGATGCCGCACTCGGCTGTCTCGCCTGGCGGGTCGACCGCAACGATCGTTCTCCATCGGCGACTGTTCGGCTTCGACGGCTCTCGCCCGGTCGTCAGCAGACCGGCCCGCAGCGAGATGTCAGGCTGCTTAGCGTCCCACTCTGCGAAGCGGTTGGTGTCGAACCAATCCTGCAACCAGAGAGCACCCTCGACCTCATCAAGGTTTTCGGCGTGTAGCTCTTGGAGGCCGAGGCGTGTCCCCTCGTATTTGCCGAGGATGACACGGATGAACTCGGGGGCGAGGTTACGGATGTTCTCGTACGTCGACCCTCTCGTGATAACGGTCGTCGGCTCGGCCTCGATCTCTTTCATCCACTGGCGGCGCTTCGGTGTGCCGGTGATGATCAGCCGGGGTTTCCCGAGGCGGAGCCCGAGGCGTGCGTTGGTTACGACATCGGCGCCGGCGTCCATCGATGCAGGTTCGTCGAGCCAAACAATTTCGTGTTCCGGTCCTCGAAGGTTTTCTGGTTCCTCACCGGAGAACAACGTCAGCTTCGCACCGTTATTCCATGTCACTCGACGTTTCGACGGTTCGTATTTCGGTCGGTCCCAGGGCGGGCTGACAGCGAGTAGCCCTGACTCGCCCTCGACGAGCACGTCACGGGCTGCGCCTGCGGACGGTGCGACAGCGGCGAGCCGGCCGGTCTTCGACGAGTGAGTGAGTTGGCGGATCGTTTCGGCTCCGGTCCTAGTTTTTCCGTAGCCGCGTCCGGCCCGGATCATCCATACTGTCCACGCTTGTCGGAGGTCGGGCATTGCCTGGTCGGAGCGGCGCCAGAACTCCCAGTCGTAGAGGAGTTGGGCGGCTTCTTCGTCGTCGAGTCCGTCGAATAGTTCGACGAGTTTCCCGGCCTGGGCGATCCGGTCGGCTCGTGAGCCCGTCACAACATCGCCTCGATCCATTGGCGGCGACGTTTCCGCTCCCTGTTCGAGACTGAGATTCGGCAAATGACATTGGCTCCCGTACACCTGAACGAGTAATCGAGGCTTGATCCAGGGTCGGGTTCGGGCTCGTGATCTGGGTCGACGACGTGAACGAAGGCGTGACCTTCGGCGGACGCAGCGTAGGAGGCGGCGAGGTTCCGGTTCGTCGTGACGTAGACGTAGCCGTCCCGGGTGCCGGAGCGTGTCTTGTCGTCGTGTTGCGGGTCGAGGCGTTTGCCTTTGATCATCGGGCCGCCGTGATACCAGGTCATCGTGCGCCCTTGTTTCTCGATCGGATGTGCCCTGCGGCGTTCCGGTAGCAGTCGGAGATCCCCTCGTACCGTTGGACGTTGTCCGAGTTGCGGCCCCTTGCCCGTTCGGCCTCGTCGTCCCACCGTTCGGCGAGGGCGACAAGCTCGGCGGCGATCCGTTTGCGGCGTATCATTCGATCACCTGCTTGATGCGGAGAGCCCAAAGGCCTTCGCCCCTGTCGATCCACTCGCCAACGCTGAGGCTGGCTCCCTCCTGCTCGGTCTCGACGAAACGGCCGGACGTTGCGTGCGGAGGACCATCGAAGACGATGTCGATCGTGCGGGTCTTGACGCTCCCGGCGCCCTTCTGGAACGACCGGTGGAGACGCTCGTCAAGCCACGAGCCCGACTTCCAACGCTCAGGGCCGATCTGTGTGATCTTGGCAATCAGATCGTCACGGGTCATTCGGAGACAACCACTCGCCAGGAAAGCGATCTTCTCTTCGGCCTCGTCCAATTCGGTCATCGGCGGCCAGCTCTCGCAATGCGGGCATTCGACGTAGGTGTATGCGAGGTCGCCTTTGTGGATGGTGACCGGGCCTACGTGCTTTGGGCTATCGCAAGGCCTTACGCCTCGGGCCCGGTGCTCGGCCGTCCACTTGACAGCGTTCCTCGATTGGACCCATCCGTAGGCGACAGCCGAGACAATGAATCCCCACTGCTTGGTTGATACGGCGTAAGCCATCCAGATGATCTGGGCGCCGGTCCCGACCCACCAGGCCCACCAGATTTTTCGGCCGACGAGGTACATACCCGTCACGCCGACGATCGTCAGCACGTAAGACCAGATTGGATTCATGATGTCTCGCTTTCGTTGGTTGATGGTTGTTGTCCGCCGATCATGCGGAACGCTCTCACGGCTGTTCCTTGGGTGTGAGCGCACGGTCGAGTAGCCGGGCGAGGGTCTGCGATCGGCTCCAACCTTTCTCGTGTGCGTACGCATCGAGCAGTTCGAGCCGTTCGGGCGTGATGGACACGTTCACGGACGTCGATTTGGAATGGGGCAGTGCTGCACCGGGCTGGCTGGTCATAGTTGGTCAGTGTAGTGCATTACTGCACAGTGATCGAGCCGTATCACGCATCCAGCCGATCGGCCTTCGCCCCAGCGGAATGCCCTATCGACGTCAACTTGTGCGAGCCGGAGACTGAGCACGCTTCCTTGAATGCTGCGACGATCCCCTCAACCCGGTGGATCATCGCGCCTGAGCAGGTCCAGTCGGCGAGATCGGCGATGTCGGCAGCAAACCGTTTCGCATGCGCACCATCATCGAAGCAAGCTAGGAGCATGCCCGATCTTTCGTGCGTCACGGTCCAGCCGAACTCTTTGAGCGTCACGGTCCAGCCGAACTCTTTGAGCGTCCGGTGGTAGACGAGGCCCGGCGTTGATGAAGCGAACGCCGATATCTGCTCGGCGTTCCCGTCCCGGTCGTACACGGTCACCACGACCGCTCTGGTTTCTTCGCTCATCGTGTTCTCCCTGATTTGGTTTCTCATGTTGTCTCACCTCGGCTTACGGCGTAGGCGACCGGACTGGTGGACCTCGTCGAGATGGGTGACCGCCAACTTGCAAAGCATCTCGGCCAGGTCCTGCTCGCTGTATCTGTTGAACGCAGAGAGCGACCCGGGGAGCGAGTCGCTCGCCCAGAGTTGCATGATCCCGACGAGGTTCTCGATCTGTTGCAGCGTGTCTTTCACGAAACCTCGCCCTCGATAACCGACATCGCCGTACCCGGAATCGCTGTGCCCTCCGACTCCACAATCCGAGCCTCAATCTCACGAGCCTTCTCACGGGCAGAAGCCGCAGCAACCTCCGTCGAACCCTCCGCCAACAAATCAGCCGCATCAGCCATCCGACCAATACCGATCGCATCAATCATAATTTTGGTTGCCCTCAACCGATGCTCATGCGGAATGTTCGGCGTGTCGAGGTTGGCGTAATGGACCAACGTCCGCACAGCCAAACCCGACGCCGACGCCAACTGGCGGCCAGCCCGCTTCATCAACTCACCGTGCGCCTGATCAATCGCCTTCGACACCGACGGCCGCTTCACAAACCGAGAAACCGCCGAATTCGACACACCCAAATTGTCAGCAATCATCCGATCAGAGACGCCCGCCAACTTGTGCTCAACGATCGAATCCAAATGGTCTTCGAGCTTCGACGGCTCCTCAACACCCTTCCTACCCTGCGGTTTCGACCCACCGGCAGGCTTGCGTGTGGCAGCGGTCTTTCGTGGTTTGGCGGGGGGTGTGGTGGTCATCGGGTTTCGCTTTCTTTGTTGGTGGTTGCTGGGCATAGGTGTTCTTGGTATCGGAAGGCTTCTGTCCGTGGGATCGTGTGTGGCCTTCTTACAGCGATTATGCCTTGTCGGGGGCCGTTGGTCACGAGGTCGCCGTGAGGGTGCGGGTGCGGGTCGAGGGTGGCTGTGCGGGTGACTTGGTGTGATCCGAGTGTGGCTGTGGTGACGGGTTGACCACAGCCTTCGCAGTTGTGGCTGGGTGTCATGGGGTTTCGGCTCGTTCTAGACCGGCTTCGTATCCTTCGTGGAATTGGCAGAGGAACCATCGCCGGTTGCCGTCTGTTCGGATGATCCGGTTCTCGCAGCCGCACCGGTAGACGCCGATCGGGGTGGTGTCGTTTTGGGTTATGTGTGCAGCGGTCCTCGGGTCGATCATTCGGGGTTCCTCGCCCACCCGGAGGTTCGCTCTATGGCCTCGGCGATCATGTCGGCGAGGTCGTGTCCCTCGACAGCGAAGATCTGGTGACGGCCGTCTTTCGGGATCACGTGAAGCGAGGCACGGTCGCTGAGCATGTCGGGCGCCGTGTATCCGTCGTCGACTGCTGTCAGGTACACGGCGTCGCAGACCTCGGACAGTTGAGAGAAGCGTGCGTCGATCATCGGACCTTCCCGAACGAGAGGGTCTGCTTGATGTCGTCCCAGTCGGTCGGCCTCCACAGCTTGTAAATGATGTGGCCTTCGGATGCGTCGGCTGTCTGGGTCAGGGTCTGTGCCCAAACTTTTTGTTCGTCGGATAGATTCGTTTTGACTTTGAGTTCGGCAGTGAGGATCGTGCCTCGCCCGGCATGGACGACCGTCAAATCTGGCCAGCCGACGCCGTCATATAGCCATCCGGTCGCCCATCCGTGTTTCGTCCGCATCGGGCGATGCCCGACAGCTTTCCAGCCGAACAGCCGGGCGGCGTCGACGACAGCCAGCTCGAAGTCAATCTCTTTCATCATCCCACCGTAGTCGACGATCTGGATGGGCTGGCTGCCATCCAATCGGCTTTGGCTTCGACAATCGACTTGCGTCGCCATCCTCGCTCGAACGGTCTCGGGAGTAGCTCGGCGCCGGCCCACGAGTCTCCTCACCCGCAGCAAGTCCAGATCGTGTCGTACCATTCTTGGCTCATCCCGACGATTCGGCGGCGGACGTGGCAGACCGGACAGACAGCGACACGCCTGATCGATGTCTTCGGCGGCGAATGGAGGTGAAACGTTGGGCACGGCGGATCATGTTCGCATGTCATCGTTTGCACTTCCTTCGTCTGGTCGCCGGGTTGTTCAGCATCACCGTGTAGCAGTAGACGCAGATTGGGCGGCGCAAAAACTTGACAGCAACCCACCGATGGCCTTTCAAAACCACTCCTCCGACTTGTAGACGTGCTCCGGGGAACGGACATCCAGCCACTTGTGCGGCGCCTCGTACAACACGATCCCGCCAGACACCTCGATCACAGCAATGTCGTCGACCACGACAGCATCCCGAGTCACGAGCCCCCACCCGGTCGCAAGCCGCACCCTTTGGCCTCGCTTCACCCACTTGGCGATCGTCTGCCCGTGAGTCTCCACACCGCTGTCGCCGTCCGACCAATCCGGCCTTGCCCCGTCATCCGGCCGACTCACGACGGGAGACCAGGGCACGAGCCGTTAGTAGCGATCCACGGTTGCCAGCCGTCGCCGTACGCTTGGACCGCCTTGTCGAAGAGTGTCCGGCCGATCATCAAGTTGGTGTACGGATCGAACAGCTCGGAAGCGTAGCCGTCGACGAGGAGACGTACCCATGGCCAGTGGGCTCGCATGTTGAGTTGGATCAGGCCGTACGAATCGTCCGGGGGACGAGGGTTGTGGGCGAACGGGTAGCCTCTCGACTCCCGCCAAATGACACACGCCAGCCGAGGCCAGTCATCCTCCGGCCAGCCTGCCTCGATCGCTACGTCGTGCCACTGATCGACGACTGCCTCTGGATGGTGGTAACGGTCGACCGGAGGCGGTGGCGGGGCGACGACCTGGACATGTTGCCCTCTTTCCGCAACCTGCAGGTCACCGCCTGCTGCCATGTTGAATACCGACAGGATGGTGGCGATAATGATTGCGATGATCACAGTGCCACCTCGATCGGGCAGTCCGAGTCACCGGGAAATGGTGATGTG